AATGGGGATTATCGCCTTTGGAAGTACAGGAAGTGATCAGGAATGATACTGTTTTACAGAATTTAATTAGCCTTAGCATGAAGTTAGCCCTGGAAATTGCAGAAGGCGTGTTATATGAGCGTGCCGTTAACGGTTATACTGAGGAAACTATTGTTGACGGGGTTAAGACGGGAGAAAAGAAGAAATATAGCGATAGCTGTCTGCTTAGTTATTTAAAAGCCAATTCCGGTAAATATAGCACTGCAAGAATTAGTGTCGGTAACAGGTCAAGTGATTTAGGACAAGGTTATGATATCGAGATACCTGATTTTGAGTAATTAGAGCTTTGTTTTTGCACCACCGGATGAACGCTGTGTGTTATTCTATTGATAATTTAAAGCTTTAGTTAGTAATTCAGGTGAAGAAACTACCCAAAATTAAATTTCCATGCAACTGGAGGCCTTATCCGTTTCAGGTAAAATTATGGAATTATTTACTTAGCGGCGGCAAGCAAGCCGTAGCAGTATGGCATAGACGCTCAGGAAAAGATTTAGTCGGCCTGCATTGGATTACTTTATGTGCGCTGCGTAATCCGGGACTTTACTGGTATGTATTTCCAACCTTTGAACAGGCAAAACTTGCCATTTGGGATGCAGTAACCCTAGACGGCCGTAGTTATCTGTCGTTTATACCAAAAGATATGATAGCTAAAGTTGATAACGGTAATTTAACCATAAGATTTAAAGGCGGCAGTATCATTAAATTTGTCGGTTGTCATACACCGGATAATTTAAGGGGCGCAGGAATTAAAGGTGTAGTAGTTAGTGAATATGCTGAAATCAATAAACCGGAAGCTATAGCCTCGGTATTAGTACCGATGCTGATTCGCTCGGGCGGATGGGTCTTATATTTATATACGCCAAGTAGCGATAGCTCTAAAACCCACGGCTATGATCTATATAAAAAGTTAGAGGAAGAAGAAGGTGCTTTTGCCCAGATTTTAAATATTGAGCAAACCGCCGACCATGAGGGTAACCCACTGATAAAAGATACGGAATTAAAGGCAAGCGGTTTATCGGCGCAGCAAATAAGGCGGGAGTTCTATTGTGATTTTGATGCCGGAAGATTAAAACGGGAAGAAACAACTTTCGGTAGGCAACTGCAGCTAGCACAAAGCGAGGGTAGAATTACTCATATCCCTTATGATTCAGCTTTACTTGTTAATACTTACTGGGATGTTGGAGTTGTTGATTATACGGTTATCTGGTTTGTGCAGGAAAAAACCGAGTATTTAGACGTTATTGACTGCCATATTTCACGGGGTAAGGATTTCTATTTCCTGTTAACGGAATTGAAAAATAAAGGTTATAAATACGGCAGGAATGTGCTACCCCACGATATGGGCAGGCGGCAACCGCCTAAGTTGGATACAAGGCTTAAACAGGCTAATGAAATAGCCGAAAAAATTGGATTTAATCCTTTTGTATTAGGGCGAATGTATCATAGGGAGGAAATGATCAGTAAAACACGGGAGCAGATTGGAAAATGTCGTTTTGATGCAAGTAAATGCGCCCAAGGGTTAAATTGCTTAGCTGATTTTGATGCAAGTAAAAGGAAGACCAACAGTAATTCAACAATGATGACTGATGTTGCCGATAGTTTCATGTATATGGCTATGGATGCCGTAACCAAAAAAGAGCGGGAATTATTACAACCAAATTTTAATCGGAAATTATTTAGCGTTATTGAAGAATATGACGCAACCAGCTCTGTTATTGATTATAATCCTTTTAAATATTAGGAGGGAATATGGGGTTTGGCAGATTTTTTAAAAATCCTTTTAAAGCAACGGCAGCTGCTTTTGGCTTAAAGAAACAGTATAAAAGATTAACGGGAGAAGATCAGAAAGAGAAAGCACATGAAAGGTTGCGCTGGGCGCAGAATGCCTATAATGAGGCAGGAAGATTAAAGCAGGAATACGATAATTCCATCACCCCGCAAATTAAACAGCTAGAAGAAGCTTTTAATTCGGCAATTCGCAGTCGTGCCAATTATGATTTAAAATTATCCGGTCAACAACTAAGTGCTCGTGAGCTGGAAAATATAATTAAAAGCAGAGAGCAGAAGTTAGAGCATATAGGATCGGATATTGGAGCTAAAACTTCAGAATACGAATCTGCATTGGCTTATCATAAGGAAGAAGTAACAAAATTTCATGAACAGGGAACATCCTTGCAAGGTTTAGTTGATGTATTTAAAAAAGAATTACCGGATTTATCAAAGTCCATAGAAGAATATCAGAATTTGCCGCAGGAATTTTTAACCGGTTTTGAGCAGGCAAAGGAGAAGAGGTCTAAACTGGAAGGTTTTAGCCGAGAAGAAAGAGGAAAGGAAATTGACGAGTTTGAGGCAGGGGTTAATGAATTAAAGCAGAAACAAAGTGCCCTTGAGAAAGCCATCAAGGAGAAGTACGGCAGCTTATCGGCAAAACGTGAGGATTTACTGGGTAAACATACACAATTAACTTCTTCTTTAAAAGAATATAAAGACAGGCAGGATCAGTTAATTGCCAAGGAAGATATTTATAATCGCAAGCGCCATGAACTTGAGAATATAATTAGCGGTTACAGAGAAGAAGAAAATAAATATCGGGTTGAACTGGAAAAAGCAAAGAAAATAAAGGCTGATTACGATTTAAATGTTAAAGCGTATACGGAGAACGAAAACAGTATTAGCCGGTTACAGAAACAGGCAAAGGAGTATCAGAATATTACCGAAAACTATCAGAATCAAATCAATCATCAGTTAAGCCAGGGAGAAAAGTTTGAAGGCTGGGCTAAAGGTCATGCCAAGAAAGCCGGTAAAATCGCCGGCCTAAATTTAATCGGGGGTACGCTACTTGGAGGTTTGATAGGTTTTGGCGGCAATGGGCTCATGGGAGGTCTTGCCGGAGGTATGCTTGGGGGTTTGGGCGGTCATTTAGCTAACAAAATATCCGGTCTGAATAAGAAGTTTCCTGCTATTAATGTTCCGGATACCAATATCAATACAAGCCGCTACGAGGATTTACAGACTATTCTAGCAGGTAGAGCGGAAGATGGAAGAAAACTCGGTAAGAATGCTCCTATTTCTAGCGGCATGCTCGGCAATATCCCTAAAATCAACATACCCGAACTTGGGGGATGGCAAAGCCCTGCTCATTTTGGGCTCGACCAACTACCGGAGGTTCATAAACTACCGACCATCGAGTCGGCACTCGGTAGATTAAAAGATCCAAAAGAATTAAATAATCTAACCCTAGGTTTGCCAAAAGTTACGGGACGAAGCGGTAAGGAGTATAATTTTGCGGTATTATATGATCCTATGTATATAACAAAATTTAAAAGTGTTATGAAGAAAGCACAAAAATATGGCGGTAATCTACTTGGTGGTAATAAAGTTTATATATGATTAATCCTGAGCTGAACCTAATATTTGAGCATTTTGAAATATTAAAGGGCGAAAGAAACTCCTGGGAGTCATCACGAGCGGATATCAAGAAATACGTTTGTCCGTCTTCTGAGAGAACCAGAGACGTATATGCAAGTATTCCAAGCTATGCAGCGGGAGTGCTAGCGAGTAATCTACAAAGTCTGCTAGTTAATCCTGCATCCAATTGGTTTTCTTTAACCCTGCCGCAAATAGAGGAAGATAAAGATACGCTTAAGTGGTGCCAACTGGTTACAAACAAGATAAACGAAGTATTTAACTGTCGGGCAACGAATTTTTACAGTCAGATTCATGAATTCTTTTTAACGTTGGCAACTTACGGGAGCGGAGTGTTTTATGTTGAGGAAGATCCAAAATTGCAGTTTTGCAGTTTTTTTCGGAATATTCCCCTCGATGAATGTTATTTTGAAGAAAACAGGCTTGGCTTTGTTGATAGTATATATCGTCAGTTTAAAATGGCTCTTAAGGTAGCAGCGAATGTCTGGGATAAGAATAGTAAACTGAAAGCAAAAGCAGAAAAGTTTCCCGATGAAAAAGTTACGATATTACATGTAGTACGCCCTAAAGGTGATAGTAAGAATAAATCTTACGAATCATTGTATATTTTAATGGAAGATAAAGAAGTATTAAGCGAGTCCGGATATAATTATTTTCCGTTTCTGGTTACTCGCTGGATAAAACATGAGGGAAGCGCTTACGGATATGCTCCGGCTCATCATGTGATGGCGGATATTAAACTGCTGAATGAATACAGGATGCTTGGTATCAAGATCAAGCAGAAACAGGTTAATCCACCGCTACTTATTCCTCGGCAAGGGTATTTTCTACCTTTGAATATGGCACCGGGTCAAGTTAATCTTTATGAAAATGCCACTGCCGATAAAATAATTCCTCTGGCTAATCTGGAAAATATAGAATCAACGCTGGATGAACAGGAAAGATGCGAGATGGCTATTCGGGCGGCATTTTTTACCGATGTATTTCACTTACCGAAAGAAAACAAGGAAATGACGGCAAGTGAGGTAAGTATTCGTAGCGAGGAACAGATGCGGATGATGTCTCCTATTGTCGGAAGAATTGAGGCGGAATTGTTAGACCCTTTAATTCATAATGTTTTCAATATTCTGGTTAAATACAAACACATAGATATAGGAGGGATGAAAGAGCCGGCGATTGAAGCCCATTATATATCACCGCTTGCACGGGTACAAAGACTGGAATCGACACGTTCAATGGAAAACGTGCTTAGGTTTTTAGGAACTTGCGGGGCGGCAAACTTTGCACCGGAAGTTTATGATAATTTTAACTGGGACGAGGTTCTTAAATTATTTGCCAATTTGCATAATTGTCCGCAAAGCATATTTAAAGACGAAGCGGAAGTTGCAAAAATCAGGCGTCTTAGAGAGCAGCAGCAACAATTAATGATCGGGCAACAAGGAGCAGGAAATTAATGCAGATAGTTTTTAACAACTCCAAAAAAGAAAACATAAATTTTGAAACGTTAACTTCGTCGTATCGCAAGTTATTTTTAGGAACAAAAGAGGGAGAGATCATATTGAATGATTTATCACAAAAAGCTAGAATATTTATACCCTTAGGTAGTAGTAACTCTTCTGATTTATTGTATATTGAAGGTATGAGGGCATTGTTTTTTTACATTGCTTCTTATTTAGAAGAAAAGCTAACTGAGGAAACTTGTATACAGGATTATGACCCATTTGAGAAGAAACACTAGGATAAAATTATGACAGACAAGGAATTTAGCGAAAAAGAAAATTTTGCAATTTTTGAAGATTACAACATTCGTAGAATATATGATGAAAAAACCGAAACTTGGTTTTTTTCCGTAGTAGATGTGATTGCAGTCTTAACAGCGCAAAACAATTATAAGGTAGCACAAAGTTATTGGACTACACTTAAAAGTCGCTTAAAAAAAGAGGGCAGTGAGTCTGTCACAAATTGTGACAAACTGAAATTACAAGCCGCGGACGGTAAAAAGTATTTAACAGATGTTGCTAATGCAGAAACCTTATTAAGGTTAATTCAATCTATCCCTTCACCTAAGGCTGAACCTGTTAAGTTGTGGCTTGCTAAAGTAGGTTACGAGCGCATACAAGAGATTGCAGATCCGGAAAGATCAATGAATAGGGCTAGGGAAAACTGGAAAAAGCATGGACGTAGTGAGCAATGGATACAGCAACGCATGCTTGGTCAAGAAACTCGTAATAAATTAACCGATTACTGGAAGGATCACGAAATTAAAGAAGGAGAGGAGTTTGCTACATTAACAAATATTATCCATGAAGAATGTGCAGGAGTAAGTATAAAGAAGCACAAACAAATTAAAGGTTTAAAAAATCATAA